ATGAGCTTTTCCAGGCGATGGACTTTATGCAGCAGATATTTTCAGGCATGAATCCTGCAATGATGTACGATCTTGAAAGGTTTCACCCTCAATCTTATAGGATATTCCTTGACCACAAGAATAAATACCTGTTCGAAGTTATCAAAGAGAATCTGAAAAGAGGCATAGCAGAGGAACTCTACCGGCCGGAGATCAACATAGATATCATCGCAAAGTACAGACTCGAAGCCATGATGATAGCCTTCGCGATAGGATTTTTCACTATCGCTGTCAATAATATTTTTTTCTACTTGTGAAAGATTATTATAAGCTTCGTCACATTCACCAATTTCTTTAACCCATTTAAAATAATCTTTTTCTTCTATAACTTCACCTGTGTTTTTGTTTTCGTATTTTCCGTCTTGTCTTTTTATCATTTAATGATCTTCCTTTCTAATTTAATTCTGGTATAAGTATTTGAAATTTTTTGCACAATTCTTTGACTTTATTCCAACTAAAAAATTTATCAAAATTTACTTGATCGTGAAGCATTCCTCTAGCAAATGATATCCCATTTGCATTTAAAAAACACTCTGCATTATTATAAAAACTACCATTTGTAAATTTCTTTTTTAAAGTTTCATATATCGTCTCCTCTTTTTTTTCGTACTCTTTACTGCATAATCCATGTTTACACGCATGTTTTATTGATGCAGCAAGGCATTTTTTAGGGGGATTTTTTGGATGAGTTGCCCATGCAAGAGCTTTTATGACTTTTTCTTCAGAATAACGCGTGGTTATCTCAACCTTATCGATCATTGGGATGTCAATAGATTTAAGGCATTCATAGATTTTATAAGACGGTTTTTCATCTTTCTTTTTTTCATTCAAAGCAGCAGCAGCAGTCGGCAAAGCCTTATGTTGCTGTTTATTATGTATCTCTGAAAGAGAATGTGTATTATGTATGACGGGGTTTTCCGGGCCGGAAGATCCGGTCTGGTTTTCCAGGTTTGGTAAAGATATTTTGAATTCATATATTATATATTGATAAGGTTGAAATATTCCTTTTATCTTTTCCCTTGTTCTTTCTGCATAACCATTTTTTAAGAGTTCATCCATAGCAGAATTTATATAATCTTCGCCGACTCCCAGATCGGATTTTAATTTTGAATGATAAATTTGCCAGTCATCTGGAAGAGAAAGTAAATAAAGCAAAAGACCTTTAGCTTTTGGTGATATTGATTTATCTTGAGCCATTTCACGTGAGATCATTACATAAGGATTTTTTTTATCATGTGCACTTCTGCGGAAAGTAATTTCAGACATTCTTATCTCCATTTTTGTTAAAAGTTAAATTTAATCAACAAAGGAAGAGAAAAGTACTTGTGTGAATTTGATCTGAGTGATAAGATGGTGGGCACAGTTTAGTTGTTCTTATCTATAGTGAGAGGCTCAAGTCTCACTCAGATTATGTTTCATACAAGTAGTTTTCAATTCCTTTGTTTGGGCGTTGTGTGTAAAAGCACAACGCCTTTACATTTTCAGCATGTTATCAATTATGACAGCTTTTCTTTAAAACGCAAGCAGATTGTAAAAAGTGCCCATTATGGAGCGACCAGGCAATGGGCAGCCTAGCAGATCTCTGTGTATCAGGTGATGTTTTTTACGCACTCCTATATACATCCTAACGCGTAGTCCTGCAAAAATACTCGGGCCGTTAAGGAAGAGGCCATACACCTGCGCGCAACGCAAAATTATTTAGATAATGTTTGTTCAGGTGTTGACCATAGATTTTTTAAATCTTCAACAGAACAATCGCAGATACAAGCAGAACATATCATTTTTCCACTGGCATCCTTTCTATCCTTGTATAGTCTTCCACATTCGCAAAGCTTAGGTTTCGACACGATAATTTCTTTTAACATAGCTGATTAATTCTCCAAGATTTATAAGATTCTTTTCTGTATTTATCTAGGTCGATTCCTTTCAACTCTGGAATGCGACTGTAGTCAACCGCACCTTTTCTCTCGATCTTGCAAAGACTTATTCCAGAACCCCTCGTATTCGATTCGCCGCTTAAAAAAATCAATTGTTTTCTTAGTTGATCTTCTTCTTTTTCCAATGATTTTATTTGCTCGCTTGCGGATTTCCATTGTGATGCAACTTGGTTCCATAGTTCGTCCTCTCGTTCTATATAATCGTTTTCTGTAGGTTCAGGGGGAGTTTTATTCATCAAACAATCGTAGAATTTTTTCTCCTCCTCAATCATTTTCGCAATGAATTCATCATCGCGTTTCACAACTAGCGTTACTCCATCAGTACCATCAAAGCTGTAGTAAAATGCGGAATCTAATCCTGTTACATAGATTTGATGCTGCACTTGTGGGTAATAATGATCCGGGATTTTACCTTGTAATGCTAACGCATGGTCTTTTTCACCCGGACATTTTATCTCAACAATATGTTTACTATCTTCACTCATGCCATCTAGGCTTGCTAACGCCCAATCTTTTATAACAATCTGCGGATACATTTCAAGATTATTTTGAATCGAAAATAACTGCCTGGCTATAGGCTCCAGTTCTAACCCGCGTTTCATGCGTTCATTAACGAAATTCACAATGCTATCCGATTGTTTTTCATGATATAGTTGTGTCCTGGTTTTCCAATGACTAGCCCCCATTATGACGGCGGCATCAGTGCTTGTGATTTTAGTTGTGCGCAGAGATAACCATTCAGCCGATCCCTGCTCTATATGACGTAAAATTTCAACGTTTGTTAATGCTGACATGATGCAACCTCCTCTCCAGATATTCGATATGATCGTGTAATTTTACGATTCTATTTGCCAAAATTCCTACCACCATAGCGGTAGGGTTAGGACTCATTTCTAACCATTCGTAAGCATTCTCTATTGTATCTAATATCACATCATCAGATGTCATCATTCTCCCACCGCCACGGTTTCACCTTGTTTTTCATATTCAGCACGCTGTTTCTCAAAATGAGCATTCATATTTTTAACAGCAGCAGCTTTCATTTTTTCGAAAAGTTCTAATGGAAAATCGGAAATGTTTTCACTATTAAACGACTCTTTTAATCTTTCGTAAAACCATGCTTTATATTTTGGATCACATTCATCAACGATGATTTTCAGCTCCTCTGCCTGTTCTTTGCTTATTTTGGCTCTAACTGATTGACTGTGCGCGATTTGAACGGTTTCTCCACGGATTTCACCTGTTCGAATGTCTACATCCACACATTTCGCGTTAGGAATTGATTCAATTTCGCTTTCATCAACCCATCCCATCCCGGAAATGCTCAGCGTTACCCTTCTTTTGGCTTTAGTTTCCGCTTTCATGATCGCATTGGCTCTAGCTTCACCTTTCAGAGCTCCAAGCGTTACAGCGCCCGTGCTTGCGTCCTTGCGCCCATCCTTGGTTTCGGCATATGCTTTCACGATATAAAGATCATCCATAAGTTGTGTTTCAATAGAAACGATTGAAATACCTCGTATTTGTCTCAATTGCTCCGTAGCATCTTTCTTAGCATACAGAGTGAGCTTTCCATTGAGATTTATATAGGAAAATGGCGTTGTGAATGGGTTCAAACCGCAGCTTTCACAAACTTTATTGTAATAGATCACGCGTTGCTCAGGATTCAACTTTGACAAATCCCCCTGCATCACAACTTGTTCAATTACAGATAGTTCCTGAGATTTTTCTTGAGATTTCATTAATTCTTGAGACATGCTTACTGCTCCTTGCTTAGGAAATGTTTGATTTAAAACAGGAGCAGCAGTAAAATTATTACCGCTGCTTGCTCGCTGCTCCTGTCTTGGCGGACATTGTTTGTGTGCTTGCATTAAAACCCCATAATTAAAAATTTTTGTTTTATTGTCACCCAGAATTTTCGCGATTCTGGGTGATACTCTATTCCACGAGTTGTAGTTCTAGCTTTATGATCCTCTCATTCAGGATCGCAGCTAGTAACTGTAAATCTGTTTGAACTCCATATTTTTTTCTTAGGTTGTCTAACTTAATTAGCTGTATTTTTTGTTCTTCAGTCATTTTTATCTCTCCACCATTAGACACCATGAGCAACCATGACCGCCGCATCGATTGCAGCATTGTTCTTGACACTTCTCTTGTTCTTCATAGTACATCTCTATAAAGTCATCATCTTCAATTAGATTTAACATTTTTTTCTCCTTTGTTTTTACTTTTTACTCACTCAATCACCTGCTACGAGCTAGCCTGATTTAACAGGTCACCTAGCGAGACTAGCAATCTTGCTTTCATGTTTCAAAATATAACACACTTTGCAAATTTAAAACAAGAAAAAAAACAACGAACGTTATATTTTTTACGAATTGCCAAAAATTGTGCGTTTTGCTATAATTTGTGACAAAATATAAAAGAGGTTTTATAATGAATAATTTAAATTTAAAAGCATATTTAGCTAACGTGGGTATGACCATGACTCAGTTCTGCGAAAAAATTGATTGTGATAGATGTTATTTATCATTGGTATCGTCCGGAAAAAAAATGCCTGGACGTCGACTTGCTCAGGATATATACGAGGCCACAAATGGTGTTATCAACCTATCTACAAAGCCACGTAAGAAACAAAAACATGACGATAAAAATAACGAAAACAATGGGTAAACTCGGTGGCTCATATTGGCACAAATCAATCTGATCCTCATCAACGTGAATTTTTTCATCGCTCATAAATACCTCTAGGTGATAGTTTAAATTTAAAAGTATATTAAAATAGGAAAAAATTCCACATGGAAAAAATTAGTTTAGAAGAATTCATGAAACTTCCTCCAGTTACAAGAATGATGTGGGCCTCAGCTACTAAAAGCGCTCTAAAAATGGAACAAATGGGTTTCTCTCGTGAAAAATACATAGAATGGTGCTTAGGTATTTGGGAATCAATGAAAATGCTAAGTCCTGAAGAAATGGACAATATTTTAGAGACTATTATGAGGAGAAATTTTGAAGATGCAATAAATGAATTGAATATGGAAAATAATTGAAATTAATTTATGTATGATTTATGATACCATTTTAAACCATTTATCATGAGTTGTTTGTCATGGCTAGGCCATTAAAGGAAATTAACTGGGACATTGTAGAAAAAAGAATGGAAGCTGGTTGTACTGCAAAAGAAATAGCAGCATCTTGTAGAATTGATATTGATACTTTATACGATAGATTTAAAAAAGAATATGGAAGAGGTTTCTCCGATTGCTCCGACGAATTTTATAGTATTGGTGATGCAAATATTAAATTTACACAATATGTAAAAGCTTTAGGCGGTAATATACCAATGCTAATGCTTTTGGGTAGAGAAAGATTAGGTCAAAGTAAAAACGAGCAAACTATTTCCCCTTTACAAACTCAAGTAGATCAATCACATCTCATAATGCAGTTACAACACGAATTATTGGAATTTAAAAATAATGGCAACGAGCCCAAAACAGAATAAAAGTTTCTGCGAGGCAACGCACCGTTTTAACATATGGGTAGGGGCTGTCAGTTCTGGTAAAACATATGCAAGCATAGAAAGATTTATATTTGATTTAAAGAATGGGCCTCCCGGTGAGGCTATGATTATCGGAGTGAATAGGACATCAATCCAAAGAAACCTACTCACACACCTATACAAACAGTTAGGTTTCCCATGTCCAACAGAGAAAGCGCAAATGTCAAAACTTTACGGCCGGAATGTATGGTTTGTTGGAGCGCCGGACGTGAGTGCGGTTTCGACTATTCAGGGATCTACTCTTGCGCTTGCGTATGTGGACGAAGCGACAAACCTTCCGGAGCCATTCTGGAAGATGCTAGAAAGCCGTTTAAGAGTACCCGGAGCAAAGTTGCTTGCTACATGCAACCCGGAAGGCCCGGCCCATTGGCTCAAAAAAGACTACATTGACAATCCCGCTTTAGATCTAGTCCACTGGGACTTTAACCTTGATGACAATCCAACCCTTGATGAAGCCTACAAACAACAACTAAAAGCATCCTATACCGGTATGTGGTATAACCGTTATATCCTAGGTCAATGGGCTCTTGCGCATGGAGCTATTTATGATTGCTACGATAAAGATAATGAATACACAAACAATACATTTTCTAACCCGAATTATTACATTGTCGGGGTTGATTATGGCACTACAAACGCAACAGCGGCAGTTTTATGCGCGGTGTCACCCCGCACGTGGCCACAGATACGCGTGGAAGCAGAATATTACTATGATTCAGCTAAAAAAGGTCGCTCAAAAACGGATCAAGAACTTGTCAAAGATATTAAAGATTTCATTGGATATAAGAACGTATCTGCTATCTATGTTGATCCTGCTGC